CCCCGCTACCGCACCCCAGGGTCCAACCTCCCCCGGTAGACGCGCTATTGCGCAGTGTCCACACTCGGTCTACACTGCGCCCATGAACGAGCTCCTGCAGGTGGTTCCGTTGGTGGTGATGGCCGGCTTCTGTGCTTGGGCGATCAGCCAGGTGCGCCAGTCGAACGCCACCGCACTCGAGGCGGTCACCGAGATCACGAACACCGCCCTCAAGGCGACGGCCCCCCCGTCGGACGCGCAGGTCGACCACATGGACGGAGCGCTCGAGCAGGTGTCACCGCTGCCGCCGGCCGATCAGGTCGATTGGGATCCGACCGACGCGGCCTTCGGGCTCGCCGACCCCGAGTTCGGTGAGTACGTCCCCCGCTTCGGCAACGACCCACGGCCGATCGTCACCCACCCGCTCGGCATCCCCGGGCTCACCATCCCATACCCGACGATCGTCGGCGACCCCGAGTACAGCGGAGGCCCAACATGAGCGACACCATCACCCGTGGCCTGACCTTCACGGTCATCGAGTGCGGCGAGTGCGGCGTCCCGTTCGCCCTGTCGAACGCCTTCATCGCCGAACGCCGCGCGGACCACAAGACGTGGTGCTGCCCGAACGGTCATCCGCGCTGGTACCCCGAGGACAACGAGGTCGAACGGTTGAAGAAGGAGAAGGACCGCCTCGTGCGCGACCGCGACTGGTACGCCGAACGCCAGAAGGAAGCGCTCAAGGAGGCCGACCGTGAGCGCCGCCGCAGTGCCGCCGCACGCGGCCAGGTGACCAAGATCCGCAACCGCATCGCCAACGGTGTCTGCCCAGCCCCCGGCTGCAAGCGTTCCGGCTTCACCGACGTGGCCGCCCACATCGCCTCCTGCCACCCCGACTTCCACGCCCACGAGGTGACGGCGTGACGGTGCTCGAGATCACCCCTGGGCTGCCGGCGGTGTGGGGGCCGCTCAACGTGGTGGCGAACGGTGCCCGGTATGCGACCGCGGCCAGCTTCCCCGGCAACGCCGCCCTCGAACCGTACGCGGATCGGCTCGCGGTGTGCGTCCATCTCGTCAACTCGTCGAATGTCGGCGGGTCGGCCGAGTCGTTCTATCGCAACCATCTCGTCCCGTCGGGCGACAAGCCGGTGTCACCTGGCTCCCCGCGCCTGTACGGCACCTGCTACCACGTCATCATCTCCGGTGACGGGTCGATCGTCGTCGCCCTCGACGAGACGGCCGCACCGAACTCGGCGGGCAACCCGGCGAACCGGCGCATGATCCACGTGGTGCTGATGATCGGCGACTGGTCGACCCGCGACGCCCGCCACACCCGCACCCTCGAGACGCTCGCACAGTTCCTCGCCACCTGCGCGATGGGGTTCGGGCTGCCGGTCGAGTGGCTGAACGTGTACCACGAACGCAACCTCGCGCTCAGGGTGGAGCGGTCGCTGCTGCTCACCAACACCGACCGGGTGAAGTTCGGCATCGTCGGCCACTCCGACATCAGCGCCGCCTACAAGACGCTCAACGAGTCGGGCAACCCCACGCTCGTCGCCCGTGCTGCCCCGTGGAAGAACAACCACGGCGACACCCTCCCGCCCGACGTGCGCCCCGGCCTGTTGGCCCGCGTCAATCAGATCATCGAAGAGAGGACCGACGACATGGACCGTCTGTGCAACATCCGTGAGATTCCGGCCGACTGGCCGGCCAGCCCGTGCGTCACGCACCCCGGGTTCTACGTCGACCACGGTGGGGTGCTCGAACCGATCACCTCCTACCAGGCGCAGGTGCGCAGCCAGCAGAAGTCGATCAAGGGCGACCCGAATGTGGCCGACTCGATCTCCGCGATCGACCGCAACACCCTCAAGTCGTACCGCTGCTGGCCGGGCACCGTGCCGCACTCCCCGATCTCGCTCGCCGAGTTCGGGCCGACCTGACCACCTGACCTAACCACCTGACACTATGCCGTCGACTGCAGCGCTCGCCAACAAGAAACAGAACCAGCGGACGCGCCAGGATCAACGGCGCGCCGAGCTCGCTGCTGCCGGCGCGCCCGTCGGGAAGAAGGAACGCTCGGGGACGACCGGTCTGGCGATGATCGCCAACCAACTGCTCCCGCGTGAATGGGAGGATGTGCGCGAGATCGCGGAACGGGTCGGCTACCTCGAAGCGCTCGTCGCCTCCGGGTCAATCCAAGGCTCGGGGATGACGCTGCAACTGCAGGTGCTCCCCGCGTACGCACACACCGCCCTCGACCTCGCCCAGCGCACCAACCAGGGTGTCATCTGTCTCGTCGCGTTCCAGGTGCCGTGGCAGGCATTCCTCCCCGACGACGACCCGGCACAGTTCCGCAACCCTGACGCCGACGACGAGTGGGCGACCGACGACATGGGCGCCCTGTAGTGGCCGGCCTCTTGAACCCCCCCGGCCGACCGCCGCGCGAGCAGTGGTGGTGCATCAACGGTCAGGTGATCATGGAGATGCTGAACCGCGCCGCCGACGGCGAGAACCCTGACCTGCTGTACCTCGAGGCGATCGCCAACAGCGTCACCGAAGCGCAGGATGGTGAGGACTGATGGCAACCCGCGCCGACACCGCTGCCGCCTCCGTCGAGGATGCGACGGTCGCCCTCATCAACTCGGAGCCCGACTTGCGCGACCAGCTGCGCCGGCTGATCTCCACCACCATCGCCCGCGCCCAACATCAGATGGAGTTCGGGTCACCGGACACGCGCACCACGCTGATCAAGGCGACGATCCCCAACTTCGTGAAGGCGATGGGACGCGTCGAGGCCAGCGCTAACGAGGCCGAGATGCGCGAGGCGCTCGAGCGGATCGAGAACATGACGCGCGATCAGATCGTCGCGGCGACCACTGCATCGGTAAAGGGCTGATATGGACGGGTCGGCTATCGGATTGATCTGCTTCTTCATCATCGTTCTCGGCCTCGTCATCCTTGGTGGTGGTCGGTGAGATGGAGAAGTTCTTTCTCGGCACTCACATGCCTTCTTGGATGTCTACCGTCAAGGTGCCTTTGATGGTGTCGCGCAACCGGTTGTGTCGCCGACGCACCATGCCTCTCGCTGCTGGCGAGTGGGTGTTGGATTCAGGCGGCTTCACCGAACTGCAGCAGCATGGTCGTTGGCGTTCATCGGCGCGTCAGTACGCCCGCGACATCGAGCGGTTCTCCGAAGCCGGCAAGATGCAATGGGCTGCACCGCAAGACTGGATGTGCGAGCCGGCCATCATTCAGGGCGGGCGGTTCAAGGGTGGCACCTTCGTCGGAACCGGGCTATCAGTACGTGAGCACCAGCATCGCACCGTTGGCAACTACCTCGACCTCAAGGCACTCGGCGCTCCCGTCATTCCTGTTCTACAGGGGTTCACCTTGGCCGATTACGAACGATGTGCCGCCATGTACGACGGTGAAGGTGTCGACCTCGCGGCCGAGCCTGTCGTTGGATTGGGCTCCGTCTGCCGTCGCGAGGATTCTGACGAGATCGGTGAGATCGTGCGCACCTTTCATGCCGAAGGGTTCCGGCTTCATGGGTTTGGGTGCAAGATGGGGGCCGTTCGCCGATACGGACCATTGCTCGAGTCGGCCGACTCGATGGCCTGGTCCCTGTGGGGACGATATGAGAAGCCTTGCCCCGTCCGCGGTGTCTCATCGTGCGGCAACTGCCTGCATTTCGCTCTCTCCTGGCGTCGCAATCTCTTGGAGGCCGACGCATGACGACCGCTGCTGTCGCCACTCCTGCAAGGCGCAAGAGGGCCATCCCGCCCGCGTCACCCGCTGCCATCCCCCTCCACCCCATCCGTCTCCTGCCGTGGCTGCTCGAGCTCAAGATTCTGACCAAAGACCTCCGTGTCGTGCACCTGCGCGACGTGATCAACTACGCGCAACTCGACTTCATCGAACGCTGCCAGAAGCAACTCGACACCCAGGGCCGCATTCGCATCATCGTGCTCAAGGCCCGGCAGCTCGGCATCTCGACGATCATCGAGGCGATCATCTTCCTTCTCTCCATGCGGGTGCACGACAACAACTCGCTGATCGTCTCCCACGAAGCGAAGTCGGCGCAGGGCATCTTGAAGATGACGAAGCGGTATTGGCGCACGTTCATCTTCCGCCGGTTCCACACCGAAGAGTACGCGGGTCGCACCCAACTCTCTTGGGCTGACATGCGATCGAACATCGAGGTGGCGACCGCGAAGAACGTCGACACCGGCCGCTCGTCCACGGTGCAATGCCTCCACGCGTCGGAGGTCGCCTTTTGGGATGACCCGGAGACACTGATGACTGGGCTCCGTCAGGTGATGCCGTCGTTCGGGCTGACCGCGCTGTTCCTCGAGTCGACGGCGAACGGTGTCGGCAACTACTTCCACCAGCAGTGCACGCGGGCCCGCAAAGGCCAATCGGAGTTCGAGTTCGTGTTCTACCCGTGGCACACCCATCCCGAGTACACGGCCGCGTACATCCCCGCCGAGAACACCGACCTGCACGCCCTCGACAACCTCGACGCCGAGGAACAGGCTCTCCGCAAGCGGTTCAACCTCGACGACTCGCGGCTCATCTGGCGGCGGTGGGCGATCGAGAACCTGTGCCAAGGCGACGTGTCCAAGTTCCACCAGGAATACCCCAGCGACCCGGATGAGGCGTTCGTGTCGACCGGCCGCAACGTGTTCCCGCTGCCGCTGATCGTCGCCCACGCGCAGCTGGAAACCGGCATCAAGGGCCGGCTGATCCGCTCGCACGGCAGGGTCGAGTTCGTCAACGACCGCGACGGCTGGCTGACCGTGTTCCGCCCCCCGTCGTCGGACAAGGAATGGGGCGTCTACCTGTTGGGCGCGGACCCGACACACACCGTGGCCGGCGACAACGCTTGCTGCCAGGTGATCAACCGGCGCACGCTCGAGCAGGTCGCCGTGTACCGCCGCAAGACGGACCCGATCTCGTTCGCCAAGGACATCGAACTGTTGGGCCTGTGGTATCACGAGGCGCTGATCGCACCCGAGAAGGAAGGGCCGGGGTATGCGACCGTCGGCGCGCTCGTCGCGTCCAACTACCCGGCGGTGTACCAAACGCAGTCGGTGGTGAAAGCACCCGGCCATCCTGGCGACACGTTCGGCTGGTCGACGAACGTCGCCACCAAGCACCTCGCGATCTCCCACCTGCTGCGGGCGATCAAGGATCCGCTCGCCCAGGTCGGCGACGTGCAGTACGGGCTCGTGATCCACGACGAAGAAACAGCCGCCGAGATGCGCGACTACATCACCACCGAGGACGGCCGCGGGTACAGCAACGGTGACGGCAGCCAGTTCGACGACGGAGTGATGTCCCTCGCGATCGCGCTCACCGTGCACCACATCGAACCGCCGGTGCCCGCGTACATCGGCAGGGACTTCCGTGACCTGCCGGCCAACACCGCCAACCGGCCGGTCGCGACTGACGGCACCGGGCCCGCGATGCGTTCCGGCGCGGCGACACCGCCGGCGCGACCCGAGATCGACGACGCACCCGACGAGGTGCAAGAGAAACAGGCACCGTGGGAAACCTGGGGCCAAGGAAGGGATGACTGATGTCGTTTGGACCGATTGAGTACGAGCAGAATGAGTCGTTCGGATGGGCGCTCGCCATGCTCAAGAAGGGGCACAGGGTCGCCCGGCGCGGCTGGAATGGGAAGGGGATGCACCTCTTCATGCGTGGCCGCGTCAACGGTGACGAGCCGGTGATCGTGATGTTCACGGCACAGGGTAAGACGCAGCCAGGATGGCTCGCGTCGCAGGCCGACATGCTTGCCGATGACTGGTGCGAGGTGGACTGATCATGGCGATCCTGTTCGAGTACCGCTGCCCTGTGTGCGAGCACCGTGTCATCTCCCATGTCCGCGCCGACCGGCTCGAGGCTGACTGCGACTACTGCGAATCCCCGCGGACCTTCAAGCGGGTGTTCTCCGTCTCTGTTCGTCGCCCGATGCAGGAGCATTTCAACGAGACGGTCGGCATGCCGATCTCCGATGAGAAACAGTTCGCCCGCGAGCTCCGACGCAAAGGCGAGCAGTACACCGCGGAGACGGGGATCGAAACGAACTACCAGCCGGTCGACTACCGCGACAAGGAAGCGCTCGGGGTCACGGATGCGGGCTTGGAGGCGACCCGCGCCAGGATGCACGCCGAAGGTCGCACCGTGGCCGGCTAGGCCCGCCTCGAGCATGACCAAGTGTTCGCCGCCATCTGGATCGCGACGATCACCTGACCAACACCGGCCGTCACCTTGGTGCCAGTGAGGGTGACCCCAGCGCCGGCCGTCACGGTGACGGCACCGGCACCGACCTGCATCACCTCGAAGCGGGCACCGATCGGGAGGGCCACGTCGACGTTCGGGGGGATCGTCCATGCTACGGCGGTGCCCTTGTTGACCGGCACGAGGTTGCCAAGGTCGCCGATCACGGCAGTGGCATCGTTGGTCACTTCGGCCGACACGCCACACAGGACGACCCCGCCGGCCCCGGCAACACCGGAGAAGTTGCCGATGATCGTCTTGTCGGCAAGACCCTCTACCCGGTTTCCGATTGCGACGGCAGAAGCGCCGGTTGCCTTGGCGTAGGTGCCGATGGCTACGGCGTTGGCGGCGGCAACATAGGCGCCGATGCCCAAGGCGATGCCACCTATGGTGGCGGCTGTTGAGTTGTACCCGGCGGCCAGCGATGTCGAGTCCCGCACGACGATCCAGTTGGAGTTGCCCCCGTCGAGCGTGCCGTTGTTGCCGTAGCCGTCCGACACCGCATAGCAGCCGGTCGAGTCCTCCAGGTACACGGCGTTGACGAGCTGGTCGGCGTCGGCATCGAAATCGGTGGCACGGGTCAGCACCCACTTGGAGCCCGCCGAACCGAGCGAGGTCACCGTATAGATGCCGCCGCAGTCCTCGTAGGTGTTCGCCACGACCAGGATGCGGTCGCCGACGATCGGAGTCGCCCGCACCGAAAGAGCGCCGCACAGCTTCTCAGCCTCGATCGCAGTTGTACCACTGAGGTCGTTGGTCGACAGTCTGCTGCTCAGCGCCTCGTTGACTTTGGCGGTGAGGGTGGCCCCGGCAGCCAGCCCGCCGACCTCGGCATAGTCGCCGGCCTCCGATGTCATCGAGGTGGCAAGGTTCGGCCACACCCACACCCACTGCACCGGGTTCAGCACCTTGACCGCCAGCGTCGAGGTGCCGTCTCCGATGCCGCTGTTCGCTGCCCCGCTTCCACGACTTCCACGGTTACGAATGCTGGTCATCACGGCACCGCGATCACTGAAACGGTGGTGGCTCCCGCGGAGATGATCGACACCACGGTGTTCCCCTGGGATGACAGGGGGGTGGGGAAGGCGATTCGTTCCCCCGACAGCACCACCTCGCAGTTGTCGCCGGCCACAGTCGGCGCGGCGACAGCCAACCCGATGAGCACGTAGAGCGGGTCGGACGTGTTGCCGTGGTGCGCGACCTCGACCGCGCCGATCTGGCCGGTGATGGTCACCGTGTCGACCGTCGATGCCGCCAAGGTGGCGGTCTTGGATTTCGTGACGCTATGTGCGGCCATGTGTCATCTCCTGGCGGGATCGGTGGGCATCGCCTCAAGGGTACTTGCGATTCAACACTCAGTCCACTATCCTCAACCTCGCCTCACCGGCGCGGTCCTTCCTAGGGTCCGACACTTGCAGCACCTCGAGCCCCGTCCCCTTCGCAGCAGGGTGACGGGGCTCGGTGTCTTTCACCCTCACCGCGGTCGGCTGGTCCCCGCATCTTCGGGCGGGAGTGTCTACACTCAGTCCATATGGCTCTCACCGACGTGGTTGACGTTGACGCGGACGACCCGCATCGTTCCGGCCCGACCGTCGTCTCGAAGCCCCGCGATGACGCCGCGGTGGCGGCGATGGTACGCAACCTGTTCTACCAGGCCCGTGAGGCACGCCGGCCGCTGATGTCGCGGTGGCGCAAGCTGTACCAAACCCTCAACAACGGGGTGGGCACCACCGGGCTGCCCGACTTCGCGCCGAACCCGCGCATCCCGAAGATATGGCCGATCTGCGCGTCGCTCGTCGCCTGGATGACCGATCAGCGGCCGATCTTGCAGGTCGCGCCGGTGCCGGAGCCGTTCTCGCCGTACGCGGACTTCTACCAGCTGCTCGCCACCGACATGAACACCGCCTTGAAGTCGACGTTCATGGTGCATCAACTCGACGCCGAGGTCAACCGCACCCTGTGGGATGTCGCCACCTACGGCATCGGGTGGGTCAAGACGGTGTGGGAGCCGTGGCTGGCCGACGGGCTCGGCGACGCGGCGTTCCGACGGTGCGACCCGTTCACTATCTACCCGGACCCGTTCGCCCGCAACCCGGCGGCGATGGAGTACATCATCGAAGCCAAGACGGTGACGATCGACGCCCTCGATCGGTCGTTCCCTGGCGCGAAGGCGGCGCTCAACCACGAGTCGAACGTCGAGCCGATCGAAGAGGCACCGCACCTGTTGGACGGCCAGGTGTCGTCGGGCGCGTCCCGCGTCAACCTCGGCGCGCTGTCCCCGTCGACCACCGCCCGCTACGGGTCGACGAACCGCAACGGTGCCGATCGGCAGATGATTGCCGCGACCGCGGACATGCCGGTCGTCACGATGCTCGAAGCGTGGATTCGCCAGCATCGGATCGAAGAGGACGAAGAGAACCCCGAGGCGCGCAAGGTGATCGAAACCTGGCGGTGTGTCGTCGTGGTCGGCAACCTCGTCCTGTTCGACCACGAAGCCGGCGAGATCAACGCGTTCACCACCCACCCGTATGACCGGTGCGTGCTGTTCGACAACGGCGAGATGTACGGCCCGTCGCTCGTGTGGTTCCTGTCGTCGCCGCAGGAATCCATCAACCGGATCATGGCCGCGATCGAGCACAACATGATGCTCACCGGCAACCCGGTGCTGCTCGAAGACCCTCGCGCCCAGTCGCGTCAGCAGCAGATCAACAACCGGCCGGGCCAGCGGATCAAGGCGAACAAGGATCAGGTGTCGTGGCTGAACCCGCCGCAGATGCACCCGCAGATTTCGACGCAGCTGATCTCCTACCACGACAGCCAGATCGAGACGATCTCCGGTCTGTCGGCGATCGTGCGTGGCTTCTCGCCGTCGGGTCGCAACAGCCAGGGTGTCCTCGATTCGGTGCAGGACGCAGCGTTCGTGCGTATCCGGGCGACCTTGCGAGAGCTCGAGCGCACCTTGCGCGGAGCGGCCTCGAAGATGGCGGCGACGATCGCCGAGTTCTACACCGAGCCCCGCTTCCAGTCCCTCATCGGTGACGACGGGATGGTGGCCCGAGGCGCGTTCCGTGCCCGCCACTTCTACACCAACCCCGACGAAGCCGGCGAGCGCATCCCGCTGCGCTTCACCCTGCTGGCCGACGCCGGATCGTCTCTCCCCACCTCCCAGCAGGCCCGCGCCGGCGACGCGATGACCTTGTACGGGCTCGGCGCGCTCGACGACATCGAACTGCTCAAGGCGATGAACTGGCCGAACTACGCCATCGTCGCCAAGCGGGTCGCCGACATGAAAGCCGCGGCCGCTGCAGCAGGCATGGAAGCCGGCCCGACGAAGCGCCAGGCCACCCGATCCTGACCACCACCCGATCACCTGACAGGAGAACCCCATGACGATCCGACAGACCCCACCCCCCAAGCCGATGCCCGACACGTCCCGGCCGACCGGCTCGCCCGTCGACCCGCGTGGTGACCACACCGGCAACCCGACGTTCCAGGTGATCGGCATGATCGACAACGGTGGGCGTTGGGATTCCAGCGCCGGGGAGCAGGGCAGCCAGTTTTTCGATCCGACCTTCGGCGTCTGAGGTCGGCTCGTGTTGGCGGAAATCCCCGCGGGCGCGTGGGCGTTCGGCACCATCCTCATCACCGCGCTCGTCGCCCCCTCGTGGCTGGCCTGGTGGAACTCGCGGTTCACGAAGAACGAGATGCGCAACAACGGTGGCGGCAGCTTCCGTGACGCGATCGACCAGCTGGCAGCCGATCAGAAGGCGCACAGTTCCCTCGTCCTCGCCCGTCTCGACGCTGGCGCGCGGATGCTCGGCAACCACTCCGATCGGCTCGCCGTTCTCGAGAGCCGGCCATGCCCGCACGATCCCAACAACCCCACCAACTACCCATAGGAGTACCTCAATGATCCTTGCCCTCATGCTGGCAGTCGTCAGCCTCACTCTCGACGCGTGGCTGGTGACGGCCCTCGTGTCGTTCCTGTCGCCGGCTGCTGTCGCCGTGCTCACCAAGATCAACGCCTCCACCGCGGTCAAACGTGTCGTCGGCCTGGTGGTCGCCGCGGTGATCGCCTACATCGTCGAATCGACCCTTTCCAACGGCACCGCGGTGCTGTCGCTCGGCACCCTCGTCCTCACCATCGTCGGCGTCATCGTCCAGCAGACCTCCTACGCCCAACTCTGGCGGCTGTTCGGTCTGAACCAACATCTGTTCCCCAACTTCGGGCTCGGCAGATCGGTGATCGACACCACTGCCAAGTCAGTATCCGCACACCCGTCATCCTGAGTGTCTACACTCAGTCCACGAATCACTGATTCGCTCACAGGAGGAACCTTCATGGCGCAGCCCAAGCCGTCCAAGCCCGGCAACGTGCAGATCACCAAGGTCGGTCACACCTTCGATGGCAAGTTCGGCATCAACCCGAACGCGCAGGAGAAGGGCCAGACCACCCCCACCCCGCAGACCTTCGGCAAGGGCTGATCATGGCGTCAGGCCGCGTCGACACGATGTCGGATTTCCTCCGGCAGATCATGGGCTCCATCTCGGAAGCCAAGTTGGTCGCGGACGCGGACCTGCCGTTCCTGCTCGACCTCGAGCAGCGGATCGTGCAGAAGATGCGCGACCCGATCACCCGCATGCAGCAGGCCGGCATCATGCCCGGAGATGCCCAGCCCCAGCCCGGCGCGCCCGGCGCTGGTGGCATGGGCCTCCCCGACATGGGTGGCGGCATGCCCGGCGGTCAACCCCCGATGCCGATGCCCGGCGCGGGCCCGTCGATGGCGGGTGGCGGCGGCGTGCGCGGTGTCACCACCCAGCCGGGCGCTCCGAACTCCGACGAGTTGCGCCGGCTGTTGACGCAGAACCAGTGAGGCTCCCATGACGATCACCGACAACCTCGAACTCTCCGGCCAGGCGGCAGATGTCGCTTCGGCCGTTGCCGCGCACCCGTTCTTCAAGCGGCTGCAGGCCACCGAGCACGACGCACAGGCCGGTACCGCGAACGCCGCGGCCGACCAGTTGGCGTCCGGTGACGGCGAGCTCGACATCTCGGGGATCGCAGCCTCGCTCACCCGCGGCCACATCCCGGCCGCTGACGACACCGATCTCGGCGACACCAACACGGATGACGCCGATCCTGCTGCTGCCGCCGGTGACGACCTCGAGCCGCCGGCAGCCACCACCCCCACTGCTGGCACCCCCGAGCCGACCCCCGCGCCCACGTCGTTCAAGTTCCGTGACGGGGACGCCGAGATCGAACTGTCCGAAGATCAGGTGCGGCGTCTCGTCGGCCTCGACCGGTGGGCAACCTCGATCCCCGAGCAGGTGGCCCGTCAGTTCGCAGCGATCGAACAGCAGGTCGCTGTCGCTGTCCCGACCGACGAGTACGCGGCGTTCCAGGCGTGGCGTGCCGGCACCACCGGTCAGCAGTCTGGCCGTGGCACCCAGCCGTCCCGTGACGACGAGTGGGTGCACGATCTCGACCCGCAGGCCGCGGAAGCGTTCGCCCGCCTGCAGGCCGAGACGGTCGCGCTGCAGCAGCAGAACGCGGCGCTCGCCCAGCAGGCCGCGAGTGCCCGTCAGCCCGAGCTCGCCAACGAGGTCGAGCAGCGGATCGCCGTGTTCGACACCGCGATCGCCGACTATGCCGCGTCCACCGGGCTCACCCCGGACCAGGCCGGCGAACTGCTCGAGGTGGCGGTCGCCGCCGGCATCATCCCCACCCTCGTCGAGTCGCAGCGCCACTACTCCCCGTCGGGGATGCTGGTGCAGGACGCCGACCTCGCGCTCGTCGCCCGCCAGGCGCTCGACTTCGGCCGGCTGCAGCGCCCCGGGCTCGCCCCGGCTGCCTCCCCCTCCCCCGCGCCCGCACCGTCGGCACCTCCCGCCCTGTCGCTGGTCCCTCCTGTCCCTGCTGCTCCCACCACCCCGACTCCCGATCCGACCGCGCAGAAGCGCGCTCGGGCATCGTCGCTTGCCGCTGCTCCCTCGGCTGCCACCACCCCGCCTGGCTACGACCCTGCGACTGCCGCCCCTCAGCAGCAGCGCAATGCCATCGCGGATCACCTCCGTGACTTGGGCATCGCCCGGTGACGTAGGCCGAGCCACAAGGAAAGGAAGAGCAGATGGCCGTACTCATCGGCACCGACACAGTGACCTCGATCGCTCGGCACTACATCATGCCGACGATCACCGACCAGATCTACAACAGCAACGTGCTGTTGTACCGCCTCATGCGCGCCAACAAGCGCGTCGTGGGTGGTGGCACGCAGATCGAAGTTCCGCAGCTGTACGCCCGTTTCAACACGGGTGGCCCGTACCGCGGCTACGAGGTGCTGAACACCACCCCGAGCGACACCACGAAGAACCTCGTGTTCGACTGGAAGCAGCACTACGTGACCTGGGCCGTCGATGGCCTGACGCTGATCAAGACCGACAGCGCCGAGGCCATCGCGAACCTGCTCACGCTGCAGTCGCAGCAGGCGTACATGGAGATGGCCGAGAACCTTGCCACCGGCCTGTTCGCCGACGGCACGACCAACACGAAGGAGATCGACGGCCTCAAGGGCGCGGTCGGCAACTCGTCGGTCGGCAACACGAGCTACGGCGGCGTGTCGCGGTCCTCGAACACCTGGCACCGCAGCCAGGTGGACGCCTCCACCGGCACGCTCACCCTCTCGGCGATGCGCACCAACCTCATCGGCCCGGCAACGTTCGGTGGTTTCCACCCGACGCTGATCCTCAGCCGTCAGGAGCAGTACAACCGCTTCTGGCTGCTGAACACCAGCACCACCGGGTACGGGGTCCAGCAGCAGCGCCAGCCCGGCGGGCATGACGAACTGCTCGCCTCGGCCGGCTTCACCAACCTGCTGTTCGACAACATCCCGTGGGTGGTCGACTCGCATGTGGACGACGGTCCGAACACGAGCAACTCGCGCATCTACGCGCTGAACGAGAACGTCCTGCAGTGGGTGGTCAGCCCTCGGGCCGACTTCTACCTCGAGGACTTCCAGAAGCCCGTCAACCAGGACGCGATGGTCGCGACCCTGCTGTGGGCCGGCAACCTCGTCAGCCAGTCCAGCCGCCTCCACGCCGTGATGACCAACATCTCGGCCTGATCCCACCGACTCGAACAGGAGAACAACCAACATGGCAGATCAGACGATCTCCAACCCGGCTGCCGCCTTCGGTGGCGGTGCGGACGGCTACTGGTGCGAGACGATCTACCTCGTCACCACCGAAGCCATGACCATCGGCGATGTCGCCTGGCTCGACCTGTCCTCGGGTCTGCCGCGCGTCAGCAAGTTCGCCAACTCGGCGGGCTCGGCCAGCAACAACGAGACGTGCCTGGGGGTGATCGGCAAGACGACCGCCTCGGGTGGTGTCGCTCCGATCATCACCCGAGGGTACTGCGGCAACGTGACCACCGATGGCAACGCCGTCGCAGGTGGCACCGGCCTCGTCGTCAAGGGCTCCGGTGTCGAGGACACCGCGGTCCAGGCGACGTTCGGTGACATCTCGGCGACGGTCGCTCAGTGGTCGCTCGGCCAGTTCCTCGCAGCCGACAGCGGCACCGTCGGCTCGATCTGGCTGAACATCACCAAGCTGCCCACGGGCACCCCCTGATCCTCGTGATCACCCCGGAGGTGGTCGGTCGGTCCTGAACCTGCCGGCCGGCCACCTTCGAGCGTTCTCCGCTCCCTCCCTCCCGCTTCTTCGCTCCCTCTCCCAACACCGAAAGGCCCACCAATGCAGATCGTCGAACTCGTCAACAGCGGCACCAAGCCGGTCACGTTCAACGGCAACGAGCGCGTCACCCTCGCGCCCGGTGCCCGCCGTCTCGTCCCGTGGGAGTTCGCAACCGGCTGGCTTGGCGATCCGCTCGTCGCGCTGCAGGACCGCCCCCAGGAGTACGCGCTGACGCGTCTGCTGTGGGGCTATTCGGCCGGCGGCGAGACGGACGAAGAGTTCGACCAGTTGAAGAAGCCGACGATCGAGGTGTACGACCGCGAGAACCTCGACGCCGACGGCAACCCGACCCGCATTTTCATGCTGCTCGACGACCCCGAAGGGCTCCGTCGCCCCGGCACCGTCGAGCAGGTGTCCGATGAGGCGACGAACGATGTGCGGCTGCTGCAGGCGCAGTTGGCGCAGATGGCCGAGCGCCAGGCCAAGTTGGAGGCGCTGCTGTTGGAACGTTCCAACGCCCACGACGCCTCGCTCGACCCGGCGACACAGAACGCCCTCGCGACGGCGCAGACTTCGGCTGCCGCCGACAGCGACCCGGACACGCAACTGCCGGCCCCGAAGCCGACCCCGGCGAATGCCACTGACGCACCGCGGGCCGCACGGGTCCGCGGTGGCGGGAACTGACCTCGGGGGCCGTCATGGCTTCCGGCGTCGAGGTGTACGACTACAAGGCGCTCACCGACGAACTGTGCGGCCTGTACCGCGACCGCGCGTACATCCGCGGGCAGCAGATCACCGGTCGCACCGAGACGTTGATGCGGGCACTCGAGCAGGGAGCGAACATCACCAGCGCCCGCGAACAAGCTGACGCCGCGTCGGCCGAGCTCGAGGTGAGCGCGCTCAAGACGGAGGGTGAGATCGCCTGCTGCCTCGCGAAGTTGCGCTACCTCGACCACCTGTACGCCAGCGCGAGTGGAGGCATCTGATGGCCGGCAACCCGACCGAATGGGTCACCGTCTCCGACTTCACTCCCGGCATTCACGGTGACGTGCACGGCGCGGGTGGGCTCACCAACCCGTCGGACACCACCCGCGGGTCGATCTTGCGCGACGGTGCCGCCACGATCGAACACACCTACGGCTGCCGGGCCGACACGTCAGGCGCGCTGGTGCCGCTGCCGAAGCGCACCCAAGGTCAGCAGCAGAACCTCGTCCCGGGCAACAACAACAAGGACACGACGGCGTACTACCCGGCCGGGGTCATCGGGGCGTACCTGCTCGACGCCCATGTGGTGTCGCCGATCAACACGTCGACCGGCATCACTTCCGCGGTAATGACCCTGTGGGGGTTCCAGTACGACACCACCGGTGGTGGAGCGACGTTCAAGGAAATGTTCCTCGGTCGGATGTTCAAGTTGCCGGCGGGCACGACCCTCGACTTCTTTTGGGAATCCTCCGATCCGACGACGATCTCAGCAGCAGCCACCTTGTCGGCCGGTGGGCTGATCCCGACGCAGGGCACCGTGCTCGCCGGGTATCCGATCCCGCCGGCGAACATTGCGAACACCGTCGCCGTCGCCGTCGCGTGGGGCAGCGGTGGTGTCGCGCACGCGGCTGCCGGCATCGTCGCCGCCGAGCTCGGCCTGACCACCTACGACGCCGACGTGAGCGCCAACTATCCGACCGGTGCCGGCGGTTCGGGTGACGGCACGTTCACCGTCCCCGACCTCGCCGGTGCGACGAACTCGATCAAGTACCTGAACGCTGTCAACTCGAACCTCGGCTACACGTTGCCGGTCGACCACCAGGGCCGTCTCTGTTCGGTGACCGACAACTCGCCCGACGTGTTCGGCTCAGTTCCGGTGTACGACTCGCTGCTCGGCTACGGCATCCCGCTCGACCCGAACGTGATCGCTGGTGGCGGCACGAAAGGCGCGATGCAGGTGAACCGCGGGGCGCTGCGCCGGATCGGCTGCATGGCGTCACTCACCGCTGACGAACTGTTCATCGTCGGGATGCAAGGTGGGGCGATGCTGGTGCGCGGCGACATGGCGAACCCGACGATCGTGCAACTGCCCTACGTCGAGTCGACGTTCGGCCTCGCGATGTACCCGGCGATCTCGCCGATCGGTGTCGTCTACGGCTCCCGCAACGGCATCTTCGTGTGGTCCGGTGGCGACACTTCGAAGAAGCTGTCCCGCCAGATCGACGGGTTCTTCTGGAACCACATGGGGTCGGTGGAGACGAAGGACTACATCGCCACCCGCGGCCGGTTCGCGTACTGGAACCCCTACGTGTGCGTCCCGAACAACTACATCTACGACACCGACACCGACGCCTGGTGGCGGCTGTGCGCGCCGTCGACGAACGCTTCGATCCCGTACAACATCTACTGTGTCGACGGCCGCACCGGGGTGATGTACGCGTTCCCCTACAAGCTGACCGGCAACAACACCGCCGCCGGCAAGAACAACACGGTGTACGACACCTACGACCCGGCGGTGCTCGGCGCGTCGTACTCGTGGCGGTCGCAGCCGCTCGTCCAGTCCCGCGACCGCAACTTCACGATCCAGCAGGTCGAGCTCGTCGCCACCAACCCGACGACCACCACCTCCACCGTGACCGTCACCCTCGAAGGCATCGACGACGCCGGCGCGCTCACCTCGCGCACCGTCACCTTCTCACTCACCGGGTCGGGCACCTCGGGGGGTCGGCCGCAGATCATCCGGCAATCGCTCCCGTCACCCGACTCGGGGCAGACGCAGGGTTCGATCACCGCGCGCTACATCCAGTTCCGCATCGAAGCCTCGAACTCGACGGTCGCCCCGAAGATCATGTCGATCGGCATGGGGCTCACCGACCGGTCGTCGGTGGCGGTGACGTGAGATGGCGAAGGCGATCAACCTCGGCACCCGGCTGTCGTTGCCGCGCATCACGCTCGGTAACGACCCGACACCGAAGCAACTGGCCGCGGCGTTCGAGGACTTGCAGCGCAACGTGCTGCGCTGGTCCGACGCGTTGCCGTTCGGGTCGTTCGGGTTCCATGTGCGCCGCACCAACAATGGCGCGTCGATCGCCAACGGCGCGACCGGCATCCTCAAGTGGAACGCCGCCGACCTCGACATGGAGAACTGGTGGAACGGCGGCGACCAGGCCCGCTTCTACTGCCCGCCGGGCGGCTCAGGCTGGTACATCACCCACCTCAACGTCTACATCGGGGTGACGGCACGCTCCAACTGGTTCCCCGGGGTGCGCCGCATCACTGTCGCCGGCACCGTCATCCCCGAATGGCAGGAGCAGATGGTGTCGACGACCCGGCTGCAACGCTCGGGCATCGTGCGTCTCGAGGAAGGTGAAGGGATCGAAGTGTTCCTCTACAACGCCTCGGGCGCGGCGATCGTGCCGACCTACGCCGCCCGCGACACCACCGTCACCCCGTACTTCCCGCAGTTCCGTATCGCCCGTTTCTGCCTGCTCTGACCTTGGAGGCCCCCGATGACGCAGACCCAATCCGCAGTTCGCACCGCGATCCGCGACCGTCTCGACGAGGCGACCGCCGGCCAGTGGGGTGACGCCCAACTGAACCGGTGGATCAACGAAGGGGCCCGCGAGCTCGCCCGCCGCACCCGTCAGCTGTACGACACGGCGACGTTCACCACCACCGCCGGCACCGCCGAGTACACCGCCGCGGCCAACACCCTCGAAATCCACCAGGCGTACTACGCGCCCGGCGACGGCCGGCAGGTGCCCCTCATCGCCCGCGCCTGGGAGGGGATGAACAACGTGTGGGGCCAGTACCGCGACCAGCAGGGCGGTGATCCGGCGATGTTCACCGTGTGGGGCTTCTCGCCGAACATGAAGGTGCGCCTGTTCCCGGTGCCGCCCACCTCGTCCAAGACGGTGACCCTGTACGTCAGCCGCCTGCCAACCGACCTGGCGACCGACGGCTCGGCGAACTCAACGGCCGTCGACTTCCCCGACGCGTGGATCGACTGCCTGTACGACTTCGCCACCTACCAGGCGTTGCTCAAGGACCGCGACGACCGGTGGAAGGACTACAAGGGCATGTTCGAGCAGCGCGCCGACGACATGACGATGCAGGCCGACGTGCTGTCGGTTGCCAGCGAGATGATCGCCGACCCGATGGTGGCCGGCGGCATGGTCCCGCGCTGGCTCGTCGACCCCGGTTACGGCAACTGGTGACCACCTTCCCGGCAGGTGATCCCGTGACCGAGTGTGGTCTGAGGGTAGAATCCCACCCATGAGCCTCGGCACGATGGCACGACCGTTCGGCAGTGGGGCACCGACCCGCACCGCGTTCCCGTCGGCACCGTCGCGTCCCACCAGCACCGCCCCACGCCCGACAAGTGGCTACGACGACGGTGGTGGCGCGTGGTCGGACACCGGGCCGACCGATTCCCCTGCCCCGGCCGAACCTCCCGGCACCCCTCACCGGCTGCCGATGAACTCGCCGTCACGGAACCTGAACCCCTACGGCCCGAACGGCAACCCGTACGCGGGTGGCTGGCAGACCGGTCGCGCTGCCACCTCCGACCCGTGGTACCAGTGGCAGAAGGCGTCCGACGCGCTTGCCAACGAGCAGTACAACCAGGACATGAACGCGCTGCTGCGTCAGCGGGCGATGCTGCAGAACCGTGGCGGTGGCGGCAACCGTGCCGCGTACAACGCCGCGATGCAGGCACTCGAATCGGATCGCGCCCGTCTCGCCGCTGATCAAACCCTGTCCGCCGAGCAGCGCCGGTTCGCCGGGATCAACCTCGAGCTCTCCAACCGGTCGCAGCGTGGCGCGCTGATGTCCGACGCGGTGTCGCGTGGCGCGGACACGTCGGCTGGTGTCGGCCAGAACTACACCGACATCGGTGAGCGCAACCAGTTGAACTACGACCAGTCGATCGCTCAGGCGAACCGCAACGACGCGTACCTCACCCAACTCGCCAAGGACTACGGGGTGAAGGAAGAGCAGATCAAGGCCGCGCTCACCCGCGGTGCTGCCGCCTACGGGATGTCGTACGCGAACGCGATGGCGCAGATCGACGACGCGATGAACTCGCTCGACATGAACCGGCGTGCCGCGGCGCTGCAGGCGCAGTACATGATCCTGCAGGCCGGCGGCGCTCCGATGGCGTCGACCCCGAAGCCCGCCTCCACCGGCAGCGGAAGCTCGGCCGGCGGTGTGGCGACAACCTCCGGTGGCACCCGGCAGTACAACTGACGCGAAGGATCGACGATGGCACTCACCTCCACCACCACTCGCAAGGTCGGCTCGAAGGCCGCGAAGTCGGCAGCGCGTTCGATCGGCAACGTGGTGCGCAACCCGGTCGTCGCCGGTGTCGGCCAGCTGGCACCCGACGAGCTCGCCAACCCGAGCGTGCAGCGCGCCCTCGCCCGCATGGGGCTGCCGTTCGGCGCGCAAGGCAACACCGGGTTCGTGAACGGTGGCCCGCTCGCTGCCGGTTTTAGCCAGCCTGCCGTGCAGCAACTCGCGATCCCCGCCACCACCGGTGGACCGTACGCGGGCCCGGCGACCCTGGCCCCGGTGACAAACGTCGCACAGTCGGCCACCGCTGCCGAGCAGGCCGCTCAGGCTGCTGCAGCGGGCGCACAGGCGGCTCCGACGATCACCGCTCCCGCTTCCACCACCGCCAACACCGCCACCAAGACGGGCCGGATCGGCGGCATGCTGTCGTGGAACCCGTCGGCTGCCCGTGCTGCCGCGCAGTCGGGACTCACCGGCTCCGAGCTCGCCGCCGCCGGTCGTGCTGGCGGTGCGCTGGCCCCCGGCTCCCTCGGTCGTGCCGGAGCGTATGGTGCTGCCGGCTACATCGGCGCGAACCTGTTGCACGGGGTGGTTGGCGAGCGTAACGGCACCTGGGATGACGCCGCGGAAGGCGCGCTCAAGGGTGGCGGCATCGGTGCGGGCATCGGGTCGATGATCTTCCCCGGTCCCGGCACCGCGATCGGTGGCGGGCTCGGCGCTCTCGCCGGTGGCCTGTGGGGTGGCCTGACCGGCAACGACTCGCCCTCGAAGGAACGTGACGACTACCTCGCGTCGCAGGTCGACCCGTCGAACGACAAGTCGCTGATCTCGCTGATGTCCAAGTACGGGCTGTCGACCGACGCGCAACACAGCCTGCTGATGCAGTTGGAGATCATCGGCCCCACCCTCGGGTCGCGTGACGAGGCGAAGGCGCTCGTGCAGCAGGTGATGGGCAACCTGCCGACCTTGATCGAGCAGGACAAGGCCCAGCAGGTGCAGGCGTCCCGCGCCGCGGCGATGCAGGCATACCTTCTGCCGATGATGCGCGAATCGCAGGCCACCTCCGACCGGTTCATTCAGGATCAGGCGACCCGGATGAACGAGGCGGCGTCACGCATGTCGCCGTCGGTGGCCGACATCTACCGTCAGCACGCGGCCGACCTCGTGTCGTCGAACACCCGGTCGTACCAGGCGCAGTTGACGCAGATGCTTCTCGCCCCGCAGCTGTACCAGCAGTCCGCGCAGTACGGTGTCGCCAACCCCGCGGCCGACGCCTATGCCGCGGCCGGCACCGGGTACAGCCCGGCCGGATGATCGGCTGACCGGTGACGGACACCTACTCGCCGTTCCAGCAGACCGAGCCCATCGCGATCACCGACCTCACGTCGGAGCGTCCCGCTCCCGCTCCCAGCCAGAATTTCGCACAGCAGGTGATCGGCGCGGCCCCCGACCTGTCGGCGTTGATGCCGTCGGCGCTCACCCGGCCGCTCGGCATCACCCACGCGGCCCCCGCGCCGCGGGTGGTGTCGTCGCAGCCGAACTACACGACGCAGCTGTCCAACAAGTACAGCGACCCGGAGATCGCGAACGCGTACGCGTCACTCCCCGAGCAGTTCCGCAACGGCCTGATCCGCTACGACGCGCAACGTGTCGCCGGTGGCTCACCGCCGATGACGAAGGATGAGACGCTGCGAGCGATCCAGACCCTCCGCGACAACAAGCCGGCCACCCCCGCGCCCGAGCGGTCACTACTCGACGTGCCCGGTAACATCCTCCACGATCTCGGCGACGTGATCCGCGCCATCCCGCGCATCCCGGGCGCGATCGTCGGTGAGGTAGGCCAGTTGGGGCAGATGGCACACACCGGCCGCGGCGGGCTCGCCGACCTCGCCGCGTCGCCCGGTATCCGCATGATCCCCGGCGCGTACACCGTCGGCAACCTCGCCTCCGGGGGCTCCGGGGTCCGCGAGCTCGCCACCCATCCGCTGATGACGTTCCTCGACCTGCTGCCCGGGGCGTCCAAGCTCGCTGAGGGGACCGGTGTGGTCCGTGCCGCACAGGAGGCTGCCGATCTCGCCGGTGGTGGCAAGGTCCGTCCGCTCGGGGTGCTCGCCACCCGCACCCTCGATGACGCCGGCCAGGTGATCCCGAACGCGCTCGGCGAGACGCTCAACAACTTTCGTGGCGAAACCCGGCTCGGGCAGGCGATCGACGCCGGCTTCGGGCGGCGCTCGAGGGGCCTGGCGCGCATGTGGGAGACAATCAACCAGCGGGTCAACGCGCAGGCCGCGGGCCTCGTCGACGGTGGCACCGTCGGCCGGCTCACCGAGGCGGCGTCGAACCTGAACCGGACGTTCACCGAACAGTACGGGTGGGATGCGGCCAAGTTCCGCGAGCTCCACGACATCGCCGTCACCGGCGACCCCGCGGTCCTCCGGTCGCTCCCCGCGCCCGAGCTCTCCTACATCAACACGGCCCGTGATCTCGCCACCGCCTACGGCAACGTCGCGTTGCATGACGGCGAAGGGCTGGCCCGGATCGTCGACCCGCGTTCGGGTGTCGCCGAGTTCTACCCGTCGGACAAGGCCATGCAGATCAACCGGGCCCGCGCCCTGTCGGATCACGCGTCGCGGATGATGGAACTGCGCCGCCAATACCTGTCCGAGCACGCCGATCTCACCTCCCCTCTCGATGCCTCGGCGATCAACAAGATGACCGAGGACGCACTGTCGATCGAGCGTTCGGGCGGCTCGAAGCAATGGGTGGCCCGCGAGATGCGCGCGATCATGCAGGTCGTCGACGCCCACGGGTACGACGTGGCAGCGATCGACAAGGTGCGCTCGGCAGCGTCGCATGGCAAGGGTTCGTGGGCTGACTTCGCGGACACCATCGACTCGGAGATCGCACGCCAGGACGCCCTTAACGCCGCCTCGGGTATTACTCGCACCCGCATGCCGATCACCGACATCATCACCGAGCTACGCCGGCACAAGACGGACCCGCAGGCGCAGATGCTCGCCACCGGCCTCGCCCGCCGCGACACCAAACTGGTGACCTACGCGCTCAAGAACTTGGAGCAGCGCACCAACTGGCGGCTGCCGATCCTCGACAACCCGGACTTCGCCGCGACCGTCCGCTCGCTGCGCCGCCGGTACGCGTTCGAGAACGACATCGGCCGGTACTTCACCCCGACCACTGCGGCGAAGCGTGCCGCGCGTGCGGAGAAGATGCTGTCGCAGACCCCGCCGGCCAGGTTCGGCCCGCGTATCGCCCGCGACGCGACGAACGCCACCGTCAACGAGGCGATCCCGGTCGCCGAATACGCTATCGGCCGGTCGCTGTCTGCCGATGAGGCGGGCCGTGTCGCCACCGCGGTGCAGATGGCGCACTGGAACGCTGTCGAGGACTTGGGTATCCCGGCCGAGCACCTCAAGGCGCTGCACTCCGACCTGCAGGCCGAGATCGCCGGCACCTGGCGTGACCTCGTGGAGCAGGGCGTCGACCCGGTGTTCGTGCACAACGTGTCGCTCGGCCGGGCGCGTGGGATGGCGAACCCGTCGGTGGGTCCGGTGCCGCAGTCGTTGTCGCAGGTGAAGGACCGGGCGCTCGACTTCACGCCCAGCGTGCAAGACCTCGGGGTTGCTCTCACCCATCAGGGGCTCGAGATGCTCACCCGGCGCGGCTCGGAAGAGTTCATCGACTTCATCGCCGACCGGTACGGGGTGACGCAGCAGGCGCTTCAAGACATTCACGCCGGCCGCGCCGCCGAGCTCGCCCGTGTCGACACCACGTTCGATCCACGTGGGCACCTGCAGCGCCTCATCGACCGTGGGTGGGTGAAGTTCAACCCGGAAGAGGTCGGGTATTCGTGGGGTGGCAGCCGGCTGAACAAGTACCAGCAGGATGTGGTGTTCATCCCGAAGGCGATCGCGAAGAACCTTAAGCAGATGCACGACCCGGCGTCACCGTTGATCGCCGCGATGTCGCCGATCACCCGTACCTTCCGGCTCTCGGTCGTCGGCCTCTCGCCGCGCACCCAGCTGTACAACATCTTGGGCGGCGCGACGATGCTGCTCGGCGAGACAGGCCCCTCCGCGTTCAAGTACGCCCGCCAGGCCCGCGAGTGGGTGCGCAACCCGGGCTCGATCACCGATGAAGTTCTCCGCGCCACCATCGGGTCGGAGAAGCGTGCCCTGCTCGACGATGCAGCGCTCGCCGCGCCCCGCGCCAACCTGCTCGCCGGTCGCACCCTTGGCCGTATCTGGCAGCAGATTCAGGAGGCACGGCCGGGCGGCAAGGTGCGCGACGCGTTCGGCAAGGTGATCGACAAGTCGCTCGACCTCAACGCGTTCTTCGATGACACCTACCGGGTGATGGGCTACCTGTACGGCCGCGATAAGGCACTCACCCGTGGGCTCACCCCGGAGATGGCTGAGCGTGCCGGCATGGAGCTCACCCGCAAAGTGATGATGGACTGGACGGGGATGACCCCGTTCGAGCGTGGGGTGCTCAAGCAGATATTCCCGTTCTACGGGTTCATGAACCACGCGATGCGTTATGTGATGCGCTACCCGGTGGATCATCCGATGCGCGCCGAGATCGTCGCCTCGTTCGGGCGCGCCGAAGCTGACGACTCGAAGATTCTGCCCGCGTCTTTCCTGTCGGCCCTGTTCTTCGGCGACATGGACGCCTCCGGCAACCGCAACGCGTTGAACACCGCGCCGATCAACCCGTTCGGCGATGTCGCCAACATGTTCACGATCGCCGGCTTCCTCGGGGCCACCAACCCGCTGATCAACACCGCGCTCGAGCAGGCGGGGTTGGTGCGCGGCCAGGCCGAGCTCTACCCCACCCTCCGCTACGACCCCGAGACGGGCCGTCTTAGCGCCTCGCACGGCAACCCGCTGATGATGCTGCTCGAGAACACCATCCCGCAGACCGCGGTCCTGACATCGCTGCTCGGGCTCAACGGTGAGTTCCGCGACCGGATGCAGCGCGACCCCGCCAGCGCGTCGCGGTTCCTGGCGTCGTCGATGGGGCTGCCGATCCTGTGGCGCTCATGGTCGATCCCCGCCGAGGCAGCGAAGGCCGAGGTGGCGCGTGGCAAGGCCGAGGACAAGGTTCGCACCGAAGCGCTCCGCACCGGCGACTGGACGGAGGCGCTCCGCTACCCGGGCCTGCGCGACAACTACCAGCAGTTGCTCGCCGCCACCCCGCAAGAGCTCGCTCAGTATCAGCCCCAAGGTGCCGACATCTATGAGGCGATGATCGAACAGGCGCTCGGCCAACAGCAGGTGCAGGCCAACATCAACGCCCAGCAGCGCCAGCAGGCGACCCTCGGCGCGATCTCGCCGTTCCTGCAGTCGTCGTCACCGGCCGGCTAGCCCGGCCACCAGTTCGCTGCACCGACCGTGGTTCCCCCTCCGTCGAGTGCGCGAAGCCCGGCCGTTACCCGTGGGAGCAGGTGGCGGTCGGGCACTGTCGTTCTCAGATGCCGCGACCCCGCTGCACGCTTTCATCCTCGCCGCCCTCGACGAACGGGTGGTGACCGTCCGCGTGCAGCCGACACCGACACGCGATGTTCAGCGCGAGCGAGCCCTAGAGCACCTGGCGCGGGACTACGCCCTCGGAGAGATCACACGCGGCGAATGGGAAGCGGCACGACGGGCTCTCACGAAAGTGTCCGACGTAGACCATCCCGGGAGGACATTCAGGGTCGACCGTGACCGGGAGCCCGGGCCAGGCTTCGAGCCGCGCCTGTCGCTCGCTGTCGCCCGCATCGTCATCAACCCGGCCGGTGGTGGCCGGCGGGGCGGGAAGTTCCACCGGCTCGACTTCGGGCGTGTCGAGATCATGTGGCTGCAATGACTCGGCCAGACGGCGACGGTAGTAGTAGCCCCACATCACGGAGTAGTCCACGGCAACTCCACCTCCACGATCTCCACCTTCTCGGGCTTCCCCTGTTCCGCCGCCGATTGTCGCGCGTGTTCGCGTCCAGCCTGCCGCGCCATCTCCAACCGTTCATCTTCGCGTAGCCGTGCCAGTTCCTCGGGGCCGAACAGTTCGACCTCGGACCAGCGCGGGTCGATGGGAAGCGGTTGGGGCGCGGCGGTCACCGGTCGCCGAACTTCCGCTCGAGCAGCATCGCCAACCCTGTCGTCCATGACGGGTTCACGTTCAGGTGGTCGTTCCACGGTCGCGGGTACAGCACTTGTGTCCACGGTCCCGGCTTCTGGAACGGGTTGTCGTCGACCAGCGCGACCGCGGGGATCAGCCGTTTGTCGGCGCACAGCACCAGCCGGTCGCGGAACTTGCGGCCGAAGTGATGTTCGACCCACATCGCCTTCTCGGTCCACGAGCTTTTGTTCGCCATCCACGGGCTGCTGACGAACCACAGGTCGAACACCTCGTTCAACTGGAACACGGCTTCGAGCGCACCTTCCATCAGTGGCGCGGTCGCGAAGATGCCGGGAGTGCAGAACACATCGTCGACCGACGCGCCATGATCTTCTTCCTCCCAGTGCCACTTGCGCGGCATCGACGTGAGGATGCCGGATTCGACGGCACCACGGTGGGTGTCGGCGATCACCCCGTCCAGGTCGAGCAGCAGACGGTTGCTGACAGCGGTGCTCGTCATGTCGGCTTCCTCCACAGGCTCACCGATTCGTGTTCGACCCTCAGCCCCCTGTTGGCGCCGAACCGCATCCCGGGCGCGCCGACCCATCGTTCCTCCACCAGCGAGAACCCGATCGTTTCCAACGTCGTCTTGTGCCACGCCGTCACCGGCTGCACCTCGTCATCGCGCACATGGTCTTTGACGTTGAGCAGGAAGAACCCTCCGGGCAGCAGCGCCTCCCACACCAGCCGCCACGCCTCGTCGTGGAACAGCCGGTAGTCGGCACCCCACTGCATGCCACCCGAGTTGCCCGCCGACAGTCGCCGGCCGAGCTTGTGCCGGTAGGTGATGCGCGTCGAGCGGTCCTCTGCGCCGGGTTCGTGGCGGTCGGCCATCCGGTTCCCGTAGGTCGGTGAGGTGATCACCAGGCTGCACGCCCCGAACCACGACAGGTGACCGGGGCTCGCGAGCCAGTCGCGGCAGGTGACGATCCCGTCCACATCAGCCAACGCGATCGCGTCGGCGCAGTCCGCGGCCCATTCGGGTTCGATCTCGTTCAGAATCCACCGCCAGTTCGATCCCGGCTGATGGAGCTCGACGACTCGGCCGACACCGGCGAACGGGTCGAGCACGATCGGCCAGCAGCCCTCCACCGTCGGCAGCTGCCGACAGTAGGTGTCGAGCAGCATCGCCGCGCCGGCCAACACCTCGTCGGAGAACTTGGCGGGGTGAGGGTGGGTCTTGCGTTTCCCCATCTTGATCACAGTGGGAGCCCTTCCTGTAGTGACCGGTTCATCCCGGTCGTCCGTTTGCTTTCCGCTTTCGCCGCGCCGTCCCAGCCCTCCACGAGATGCTTGCGGCACCACGGCAGCCCGAGCCGATCCCAGCCGTGCACCGGCTCACCGCACGTCGTCTCGCGGGCCCGGTCCCAATGCCGGCAGCCGAACGTGATGTCGTCGGTCCACCGGTCGTCGAGCACCTTGGCGACGAACGTGGCGATCTGCTGCCGCCACGCGACCGCCTCGAACGAGCCGCGCAGCACCGCCTCCGGTTGAGGGATCGCGGCGAGCAGCCGGTTGCCTGCGGGGGTCTTCGCGGGGAACAGTCCACCCGCGACCTGCTGCAACCTGACATCAGCACGCCAGCACGCGAGCGCGTCAGCCCCGACACACAGCAGGTACGGGGAATCAACGGCCGCGACGGCCTGCCACATCTCGTGGGTGCCGTCACCCTCGAGCATCGCGAACTGGTCGGCGTGCAACCCGGCGTGGGAGAGTGCCTGGCGCAACATCACCGCCGGCCGACCGACACCGAACCGATGAACGCGACGTTCCTCCGCGTTCGCGGCGACGAGGATCGTCACCGGCAACCGCGACCAGTCGGCTGGCACCGACGAGATGTGGGCCTCTTCGTAGTGCACGATGGTGCGGACCCGTTCACGTCGCGGGAGCCCGAACTGACGGGGGTGGGAGAGGGTGATGTCCGCGCCGAGATGGTTGACCAGCCTGGCGAGCGCCTGTCGTTCGGTGCGCTGCATCACGCCTTCGCCTTCGCTGCGCCGTTCGTCGCTTGGTCGGTCTGCTCCAACGACCGCAGCAACGTCTCGACCCGCTTCGGCCCGAGCCCTTTCACCGCGAGCAGCTCCACCACCCCAGCCGTCCACTTGAGCGGCACCCCACCGAAGTGCTCCACGATGGCGTCAGCGATCTCGGGGCCGATCCCGTCGAACCCTTGCAGCAGATGTCGTTGCCACGCCTTGTTGCCACGTGTGCCCCACTCGCCGACCTCGGGGCCGGGCCGTGACCTCAGGCTCCCGTGCCGTTCTTTCAACGACCAGGCGTACAGGTCGGCAATCACTTCCGCGGTTTCCCGTTGTGTCGGGGCGTAGGTGATCGAGATGCCAGCCTGCTGCAGTGACCACATCAGTCCGCGCCACTGCCGCCTGGTGAAGTCCTGGCCCCAACCGTCACGGATCAGCACACCCTCGTTCGTGAACCTGACTTGGCCCTCGACGATCAGGTGCGGCATCGACACCCCGTTGTCGGCGGTCATCTGCGCCACCTCGCGTTGCAGCCGGCCATCCCTCAGTGACGACACGAGATCGTCGATCTGTTTGCGCTGCACACCCCACCAGCAGCCAAGCGCACGCCAGCACACGTCGACACCGCGGCGTTCCGGCAGCGCGTTGTAGCGCACGATCGGGAACACCTGCTCGAGCCGATCCTTGAGCCAGCGCGGCTCGGCCGGTGAGATGATCACCGCGCCGTCGATGAGCTCCGGCTTGTCAGCCACCGGGCACCCCGTTGACGAAGTGATTCTCGAACGGCGGCACGTCGAGGTGTTCGTCGACCACCACCCGCTGCAGTTCGGCGCTCAGCCGGTCACGATCCTCGCGCAGCTTGTCGCGCTCTTCCTCGAGCTCTCTGATCCGGTCGTGCTGTCGGACGATCTCGCCGCGCAGACGGTCGATGGTGTTGTTGTGGAGGGCGGCGACCGTCGTCGGGTCGTCAGGTCTGTCGGTCATTGTGTGTTCCTGTTCCTAGAGGGGGTGCTTGCAACACCCCGATGTGTTCAGTGGCGGCGATACCCGGCGAGTGCCTGCAGTAGCAGGTTCGGTCGGTAGATGTCATCGGTCATCCGGCGACGCGCGTACCGTCGGAAGTGATCCTCGAACATCTGCGCATCGGTCATCCGGCGACGCGCGTGACGCAACGCCCGATGGTGCCGGCGACGGTGGTTCACGGCCGCACGGTCCCGTGCGGTGGGGTCGGATCGTCCTCGTCGTCGGCGATGATCAGTCGACCGCCGAGGTAGGTGGCGGGGGTGGCACCTGTCTGGCCCGAGCCCGCCTCTGCCTGCAGCCCTGACAGGTCGTCGGGCGCGACCGGCTTGGTGTTGGCGTCGATGGTGTGCAACAGGTCGGGCAGCACTTCACGGGCCAGCCGCAGCCGGTCACTCGAAGCGTTCGGCATGCCGAGCACCCGGGCCAGGTTCTCGGTGGCGAGCATCTGGCTGCCGATCCGGGTGACCATCATCTTGAGGTCGCGGGCGGTGTCGGGGTGGTACTGGCGGCTCATCGCTCGTCACCAAGCCCTTCGCGTTCCTGACGTTCGATCTCTCGTTCGCCTTCGTGAACCTTGTGGCACTCGTCGCAGAGAGGTGTCGGGCCGCATTCGGCGCAGTCCTCGCGGACCTGCACCGTGCCGTCGTCCATCTCGCATCGGTCGCAGATCATCGGTCACCCACCCTTCGAGGGTCGCACCGGACGCCAGCCGGCCACCTCGTGCAGATAGCTCTCGGCGAACCCGCCGTCGTCGATGTCGGCGATCGTCTCGTTCTCGCGTTCCTCGCGGTTGCGGTCCTTGACGGTGGTGTACTTCCACACGTTGTTGCGGCCGACCTGCACCTTCTTGACGAACAGCGTCGTCGAGGTGATGTGGTGCAGTCTCCCCTCACCCGCGGGCTTGAATCCGGTGGGGCCGTACATCGCCTTGAGGTCGGCGTCCTTCTCCATGCCGATCGACTTCGCCTCGGCGGTCAACAGCAGATGCCCGCCCCACTTCTGGAAGGCGCGGTACAGCCGGGCGTACTCCTTCTTCACCGCCGGCCAGTTCATCGACTCGGCGAGCGCCGCCATGTACTCCTTCTGTGTGTCGGTCGAGCGGCGCAGGTCGGCCATCATGCCGCCGAGGTTGTTGCCGTACACCTGCGCGCCATACCACTCCTGAACCATGTCCCAGGTGGGCGACACCGAGTCGATGACGAGCCAGTTGTCGACATGGTTGTTCTCGGCGACGATCCGCTCCACCGTCTCGATGAACGGCTCCCACGACGGGTCGCACCATTCGACGGTCACCCGGTCGGCGGCATCAGCGAAGTCCGTCTCGAGGCCACGCTGGTATGCGGCCGAGTAGTCGTTGTCGAGCACGAACATCTCGCCGACGTGGAGTGCCTGGGCGATCGACAACACGTCGGTCGTCTTGCCGGCACCACCACCACCGACGAGCAGGATGCGTTCGCGGAACTTGTGCGGGGTCTGCAGCTTCATCACGCACCACCGCCGAGTTCGGCCGACATGTCGATCACGGTCATCGCGTGTTCCTCGACGCCATCGACCCACGTCTCGTCGATGCGCTCGGTCCACTTCTCGATCTTGAACCGCTTGAGCGCAGGGAACGCGGCGAGCATCGCCACCCCGTTCGCCTGTGCCTTCTCGTAGGTGTCGCAGGGGCCCATCAGGGCCCGCAGGTTCTCCGTGCCGCGCCCCAGGTCGACGTTCATGTAGTCGGGGCTGGCGCAGAACACGTCGCGTACCGCGACGCAGGTACGCACTTCCATTACTCGGTCGTTCATCATTCCTCTTCCTGGTTGTCGGACTTCTTCTTGCTCTTGCTCTTGCCTTTCGTCGCGGCCATCTCGTCGACGGTCTGCACCTTGACGTAGCTGATCTCGGACGGCTTCACCTCGAACCCTTTGCGTTCCTGCCACACCCGTTCGAGGATTTCGCCGTTCACATCCGCGACCCCGCCCTTCTCGCTGATGCCGTACAGGTCGAGGACTTTGGCGATCTCGGCGCGCAACTCATCTCGTGCCGCCTTCACCTTCTTGAGCTCGGCTTCCATGCCGGCGACTCGTCCTTGTGCGGCGCGCAGCCGGATGATCTTCGTGTTGATCGGGTCGTCGATCTCGACCTTCAACTTCACGGGAGCCGGCTTGGTGTTCTTCTTGCCGCCCGCGAGTTCGGTCGGATGGACCCGCCAGTACGGGCACGGGTAGTCCTTCTCGTCGCACGCGACCTGCACGTCTTGCGCGCTGTAGCCGTCTGCGATGAGCCCTTCGATCCGGTTCACCTTCTGTTTGATGGCGCGCAGCGGGATCGGCGGCATGTCGATCATGTGCAGCGTGCACTCCAACACCCGCGGCGGGGTGCCTTCCGGGTCGTCGGCCTTGGTGCCCCAATGTGCGCCGACCATCTCCACCTGCGGCATCGTGCGGCCGTCGTCGGACATGGCGGCAACAGCGAACATGCAGGCCGCGATCTGCCACGGGTAGTTCTTGTGCACCTCGACCCCTTGGCGCTGCCAGTTGGGGAACGTGCTCGAACGGAACTTCTTGTACTCGCGGATCACCACCGGATCGGTCGCGGACGAAGGGGTGGCGAACCCGTCAGGGTGGGCGCGGACCACGATCGGCAACGCCAACGTCTCGCCTTGGAACTTCACTTCGGCTTCGAGCCCCAAGTCCAACTCGAGCTCGGTCTGCGCGCCGATCGTCGGGATGCCGGTCGCGGCTTCCCACCAGGCGTTGATCTGCGCTTCGGCGTTGGTGCCCTCGTCGAGCACCTCTTGGAACCAGTCGGGGTGCGGTTCGGCCGGCACACCGGTGGCGCAGGCGACGAACGACCGGTCGCACGCGCCGAGCGACGACGCCCGGTAGACGACCTTGAGCGGCACGCCGAGGTTGTCGTGTTCGATGTATCGGCGCGGCCGGTGGTCGGGGGTGTAGTCCATCTCTTCGGTGGTCATCAGGAGCCTTCGATCGTGCGAGTGGTGGGAGCGGTGGTGGCTGCGGCGGCGAACGCGACACCGAACGGCAACGCGGCCGGCCAGCCGAACAGCAGGAAGGCGGCGAACCCGTCGACCGCGACGAGGGTGGCGACGATGATGTTCGCCTTCATCACTGCCGCCCTTCGAGCAGCACCCGGGCGACGGTGGTCAGCTGCTCGGCGAACATGAGCGCCACCTTCGGGTCGATGGCGACAACGATGTCGATGTCGCCGGTCAGGTGTTCGGAGAACAGCAACACCATCATCGGCTTGCTGTTGAACATCAGGGTGTCGTCGGCGGTGGTGTACTGCTCCAACTGGTCGGTCGGCAGGCAGGCGATCCGTTGCGCCACCACCGACCTGCCCATCAGTTCGTGGAACTCGTCGGTCGACAACTGCCAGGCGACCGGCACCGGGCTGTCGATGTGTCCACCTTCGCCGTCGGCGAGCAGATCACCGATCAGCCGCGACAACCCTTCTTCGGTGAGCTCGCGGGCACCTTCGGGCAGTTCGATCCTGCCGAGCCCGCCGAGCCCGAGCCGGCCGGTGAATGGCGGGCAGTCGAACGGGTCGTCGAACCCGGTGAGATCGTCGGGGGTGAGCGGGGTGGTGTCGAAGAACTCACCACGATCCATGTCGCGGTCACTCATCGTTGTCACCGCTGTCGAGGTCGTCGTCGTTGGGGACGATCGCGACCCACAGTTCACTGCCGATCGCCTCACCATCGGCGTTGCGGACGATCATCGTCTTGATCGCCCACACGTTGTCGCCGTCGACCGTCTCGCCGGTCGGGTCGGTGATCTTCGGGACGACCTTGTTCGGCTTGGTGAAACGCTTGAGGTACCGGCCGGCTGACTGCGGGTTCTCGAACCTGGCGACACGCACGAAGTCACCGTCGTCGATGCCGTCACCGATGGAGCCGCGCCACCAGGCTTCCATCACCGCCTGGAACTGCAGCCGCCACGGCGACCGCGACTCGAGCGGGAAGTCGGCTTCGGAGCGGGTGTCGGCCGGGTCGATCGGCACGAGCGCCTGACCGGGGATGCCACGCGGTTTGCCGACGGACTTGCCGTTGGGCTTGCCGACGGCACGAGTGCCCTTCGAGGGGGCCATAGGTGTTCCTTTCCTCGGGTGGCGCTTGCAACGCTCGCCCGTGCTCACAGGTACTTGCTGTAGAGATACTGCCAGACGCGACACCGGGTGTCAACACTTCTTCCACAATTCGCGGAAGAAGTGTCAACACCCGGCTGGTCGTGTGTCATGTGCTGTTCGTCAGGTCTGTCAGTTCCCCGAGTCGAGGTACTTCTCGACCTTCTTCGCGAGGTTGACGATCTGCTCGCCAGCCTTCTCGGGAGCCGGGTCCAGCTTGACGGGGGCGTGCTCGCCGAGGCAGAAGTTCTGCACCACCGAGATCGCCGTCGCCCGGCGCATGTCGGCCTTCGAGGGCAGGCCGGGGTCGAGCCCCAGCTGCGGCACCTGGCCCATGAACCGGGGGTCGAGCCCCATGTCGCTCACAGGTCACCCGACATGACCGCGGCCCACAGGGAGCCCGGCTTCTTGTTGTAGATGGCCTTCTCGACCGCGGCGTCACCGTCGACACCATCGAACTTGTAGCACTCTTCGATGAACGCGGCGTGATCACCGTCGGCACCCTTGGCGGCGTCGACGATCTGACCGCGCAGGTCGTCGTCGTCGATGCCGTAGGTGTCGTCGGCCTTCTTCGCGGCCGGCTTGCCCGCGAGCTTGCCAGCTGCAGCCGGCTTGCCCTTGGCACCCTTCGGGGCCTCATCGCTGCGGCCGAGGTACGCGTCGAACACGATCGCCTCGGACACCTTCTCGATGCCGGTGGCCGGGTTCTTGCGCTTCACCTCGTGGTTGCCGATCGTCCAGCGGGTGCCGATCCAGTTCGAGGCACGACGCGGCGTGTCGAACGGGGGCTCGCCGTCGAACAGCGGACCGCGGTCGATGAACGGGCCACCGCCGACGATCGAGTCGATGAGGAGGCCGAGGTTGGTGGACTTGTTGACACCGCGGGACTTGCCGTCCGCGGTGACGATCAGGTCGCCCTTCTCGGTGATCTCCCAGCCGTTGCCGATCGAGAACGACTGATCGACGGGCTCGGCGTCCTCGACGCTGAACGTCAGGTTGAGGCACATGACGCCGGCACCGAGCTTGTCGTTGAAGCCGAACACCGCGCCGATGATCTCGGCGTCGGCCCCCGCGGAGAGAGCGAACCCGGTACTGGTCGCCCACTCGTCGGGGATGGTTGTGTCTTTGCTCATTGGGTGAGCCTCCCTTTCCTGTTTGACCCCTTGCATGGGGTGGTTCTGCTGCCACCGGGATTGGTGGCGGCGAGATCATGTGCGCCCGGTCGGCCGAAGTCAGCTAGCCAGGCAGAGAACTTCCTGGCCGAGTATCCGGCTCAGCCAGTCGTGCCGTGAGCTGGAACCATGCCGCTCGGGCACATTGCGGGACGAGCCCGTTGCCGCCCAGGTGGAGGGCGTCAGCCAGCCATTCGGTAGCCCCATCAGCGCCTCGACGAACCGAGGGTTGAGCACCGCCCTGCCGGGTCCATTCGGCCCAGCCGGCGTCGTCGTCGGGGCGTGGTGGGAAGCGGTGGCCACCGCTCCCAAGTCGGCCCCAGTGCCACGCTTCGTCCGGCCGTCCTCGCGGAGCTTGTCCGGGGTGTATTGATCCGTGGCCCGCGGAGTCGGCCACATCTTCGCTTGCACGGTCAGGCTGGTGGGTGTGTTGCGGTCCATGCGGGCCTTCATCGCCATGTGCGACTCGGGTGACTTCTGATCGTCCCGCGCCACTGGAGTCGCCCACATGCTGATCCGGTTCGGCAGGTCGTCCGCGAACCCCTCCCCCTTCGTGTCCCGTGCCTTCGGCGTGGGCCAGTTCACCGCCCGGTACTTCAACGATGGCATGTCCCGTTTCGCCTCCCCCGCCATTCCACCCATCATCTCCTTGGCTTTGGGTGTGGGCCACGAGCCAGAACCGCTCACGCTTGTGAGGGGCACCAACGGCGGCTGCGGAGAGCAGACCCCATTCCGCATCGAACCCGAGCGCGGCAAGGTCAGCGAGGACATGGGGTAGACCGTGCTTGACGACCTGGGGGACGTTCTCCAGCATGACCCATCGGGGTCGAAGGTCACGGAGAATCCGGGCGATCGCGGGCCAGAGCCAGCGGTCATCATCAACACCGCGCCGTTTGCCGGCGGTGCTGAACGGCTGGCAGGGGAATCCGGCAGTGACGAGATCCACTTCATCACGCCACGGTGTGCAATCGAAGGTCGTGAGATCGTCCCATACAGGAGCGCGATCCAACCTCTGTTCTTCCATCCGCGCCACGAGAGTGGCCGCTGCGTAGGCGTCCCGCTCAACGTAACCCACGGTTCGGGCAATGTCGGCGAGGGCGAGGGAGAACCCGCCGTATCCGGCGCAGAGCTCGAGCATGCGGAGACGCCCGTCGTGTTCTCCGCTGGTGGCAGGTTCGGGACGTAGTACCACGTCACTGCCCCTCCCTCTGCCAGATGTCATCGGCGGTCGGCTGTTGCACCCGGCCGTCCCAACCGCGCATCAGCCATCGCACGTCACCGTTCGATCGCAACGCTTCGCGCCACCAGCCGGGGAACAGCCCTTTGCTCTTGGCGTACACGTTCCTCGAGAATTGTGCGTCGAGGATGTAGCTCACCGCGTAGTCCTCGGCACTCCGCACCCCGCGCCCGGTCATCTGGACGATCTTTCTCACCGTCTGCACCGAATACCACGACTGCCCGCCAGGCAGCCGCATCCTCGCGCTGATCCGACGGTCACCAAGACTGGGGAACGGCACCTTGGCGACCACCACCACCCGGCAGGCGTCACCGGGCAGGTCGACACCGCGGTCCATCGACGGGGCGAACATGATCGCGTTCGGTGTGCGCAGGTACCCGTCGAGCGCGTCCTGTTTGCGGACACCGTTCCTTCCCGACGAGTAACTGAACACCTTGCGGCCGACCAGATGGCAGTCCTCCATCAGTCGTTGCGCCAGCTTGAAACTGACGGTGTGCACCAGCACCCGCTCACCCTGGTGGAGCTCGCTGATCCGGTCGATCGCGTACGCCAGGTTCGCGTAGTCATCATCGCTACTCCCCCGCCTGATGTCGGCGACGGGTGCGACGATGATCGGCCGATGCTCGAGCGGGAACGTCATCGGCACCGTCACCGTCTCGTACTCGTAGGGCAACCCCAGGCTCTCGGCCATCTCGTCTGCGGAGATGATGGTGCCCGACATCAGCAGGAACTTGCGGCCGTGCCGCCACAGCCGGCGTGCACCATACGGCCCGACGACCACCGGCTTGAGGGTGAACGTCTGCGTGTCGTAATCGCGCAACCACCGGCTGGTCGACTGTGTGTTCTCGTCGGTGTCTTCATCGCCGGCCGCGTCGACATCGCGCTGCACCTCTTCGGCGACGCGGAGGCAGTCGGCCTTGAAGTTCACCAGCCGCCTGCGTTCCTTCGCGTCGCGGGCCCCACCGTTCTCGATGAACCCGCCCGTCCGGTCGGCGGCGTCCTGCAGCCAGCGGATGATCGTCGACTTGCGTGCCGCCTTCTTCGGCCAGTCCAACCCGACTGCCTTGCCGATCCACGCGGGCACCGTGAACTCGACATAGTTCATCAGCATGTCCTCGAGGGTGTCGGCCTCGTCGATGATCACGAGCTCCCGCTTCGCCTTGCCACCGAAGTGCGAGTTCTGCAGGTTGGCTTCGGTGAGGAAGTAGGCGGTGTTCAGCACGGCGAGAGGTGCGCTGGCGGCGTCATCCTTCGCGATCTGATAGGGGCAGGTGCGGAACCCGTCGCAATGCCAACAGCCACGACCATCCGCGCTCGTGGCGCTGCAATCATCGGCGGTTGACGACGACTTGCCTTCGAGGGTGCGTTGCGTCGGATAGTTGGCACGACCCTTCAACACCCGGGCGTAGGGGAAGTCGTTGGCGAACTGATCTTGCAGCTGCTTGTCGGAGCAGATGTACGCGGCATCGACCGCGCCTGACATGGTGGTGCGAGCGTCGTACCGCATTGCCTCGTCGGCGGCGAGGGCTCGGCGCACCAGTTCGGCGATCAACGTCTTGCCGGCACCGGTCGGCGCGTCCAGGAACACGACATCGACATGCTGGAAGGCGTCACAGATGTCGTTCACCGCGTCGATCTGATGATCGCGGAGCTTCGTCACCCAACGCGGGAGGGGTGGCGTGCGCGAGGCGTCGTCGGTGGCGGCGGCGCGGTCAGAGATGAGGGTGGCGTCATCTTCGACGATCGGGGTGTCGGTCGCGGTCACAGCCCAGCCGCCTCGATCAACCGGAGGGTCGGGCAGGGGGCGGGGTGGTCGCAGGCGTCGCAGAACATGGCGTCAGCCTGGTCGGGGTCAGGGTTGGCAACGTGTAGCGCCCGCAGGTCTGCGATCAGCTTGCGGGACGCCTGCACCTCACGGGCGAGCCGGGCGGCAATGGGCATCCAGAGCGAGCCGCGGTCCCGGCACGCGATGTCGGCCAGGCGAGCGTCGGTCAACAGATTGGCGCTCACGATCTCTCCACCGTCCGGGTCAACTGCATCTCCTCGACGGGGATCAGCCGCTCAAGGAACTCGTCGACGGCGCGGTTGACCAGGAAGTTGATCGACAGGTCGCGGGCGTCGGCCTCACGTACCAGTCGGTCATGCGTCTCGACGGGGAACCGAATGGCGGTCACCGTCAGGGTGTGCCCGTCCTTCTTGCGGCCCATCACTCCACCACCTTGAGTTGCAACGCCCACTTGCCGACCAGCGACTCGGGCGGGCCGTAGTGTGCGGGGATGAGCCGCCGCCCGTGACCTTCGACGTGAATCCAGATGCCGTCGTTCTTCTCGCTGGCTACGGCGTCGATGATCGGTAGCGGCTGGCCCACGGGGTAGGCGTGGACGAGGGTGACCGTTTCCCCGCCGTCGCAGTTCTGGCAGATCGGCCCGCCTGGCGCTTCCGCTCCATGACCGCCGCAGTAGTCGCACGGTCCCACCAGTTCGATGCGGCAGTCGG